TTACGCTGGTTTCTTTTGCACTAACTTCAAGCGCACTTGCCATCCTTTTGCTTTATCCAGCGAGTGTTCTGCGCTGTCGCATACCCACGCGCTAGGAATACCTGGGCGCATGCCTGTGATGTTGACCGCCGCCTCTGCTAACATGCTAGTGTTGCCTGCTGTGGTGAAATCTAGCGACAACTTCCCTGCTGCTTGTTGATCATACCGCGCTTGTGCTGCGGCTTGTGCGCTAGCTGCATCGGTAAAAATTCGGCTGATGGCGAAAACAGGGAATCCACTACCTACATGGGTATAGTGCTCCATACCTGTGGCTTTGCTGTGGTAGCGAGCTGTAACTTGTTGGTATTGCTCTCGGTCTGCGAACACAGCATAAAAGCTGGATAAGTCCGTTTTATGCAAATCAACGGTAGGCAACACTTGCCCGCTGACGCTTTTTGCATCGCCTTTGAGCACAAACAACAAGTATCCGTTGCTGATTTTAGCGACTGCGCCGCGCTCTTTGGCGAGCCGTTGCAGCAGGTGCATGTCATTCTCATTACTCTGATCAATGCGCGGAATGCTCTGCGATGCCAGCGCAGGGCTTACCTTCGCCTTATAGCCGTGTTCTGTAGCAATCGTGGTCATCAAATCATGAATACTGATATGGTCGAACCCACGCGACCGCTTTTCTTTCAGCCCTGCTTTCATATCTGCGGCATGGGCTTTAATGGTTAATCGCTCGGGGAATCCCGACGGATTACATTCGCTAACTACAAAATCGCCAACTTGTTCGAGTTGCTCACCATAGCCCAGCGATAGCGTCAGCTTTACGCCTGTGCGCGGCATTTCGATGTATGAACCATCCAACTCTGGTCTATCGTCCAGCGTTAGCGTTAATGTGTCCGTTTCATAGCCGCGCTCATCACGCCATACCAGCTTGATAAACCGCTTGCGAATCGCATCGGTGACATCTACACCGTCTGCCGTTATTTGGTAGCGTGGTTGCATCGGACTAATTCCACAGCCGTATCGGTGCCGCCGCCGCTTGCGGCTGTACGACTGGCAGCGTTATCAACACCCCAGCAGTCAGCACACTGCCCAAGTCTGCCAAGTGAGGGTTCGCTTGTAGCACCAGCTCTACTACGCCTGCCGAGCGTCCATAGTGTTGATAGCAAATATCATCCAGCATATCGTTATCTTGCGTGCGATAAACAGCCATTTAAGCCCCATACGCCGACATGCGCAGGCTAAACCGTTGCCGCGCTGGTATGCCGCCGTTCCTAATCAATGATTGCTCTTCCGTGACCGATTCAATCACCCATAAACCAAGATTTACGCCTGTATTAACGCTAGGCATTGCCACCACGCTTTGCGGCTTGCCTTGGGCTGCCAATGCGCGCATATCATCAAGCTGGTACAAGCCACCGCGCCAATGTGGATATACTGTCCCTTTAATCTCGATAATATCATCACCCCTGCCGACAAACTGCTTGGCAGGTGCTTGCCCGAATCGGTCATTGGATGCCCAACGGTATGCGGTTTGTCGGTTCAGTACGTCATAGGCAGCCGTTGATATGGAAAACTGGAACTGCCCGATTTGCAACAATGGATCATTCATAGATCAGACTCCCTGTTTGCCATTACACCGCGCCCACGCGCATCGTCACGGCGTTTAAGTTCGCGCTCCATCTCGTCCACCAACACCGCGCCATCTTGCCCGCTGTTGGCGTTCATGGTGATGTGGTAGGTATTTTGGTTGGTAGTGTTGGTGGCCGCAGGTGCGGCAGCCATCGGTTTGGTATGCTTGATTGCGTGGACAATAGGCTTTTGATTCGCTAGCGGATCACCATTCCATGCATCATATATTTTACTGCCCCATTCTAAATTTTTTTTGCTGTAGCTGTACGCTGCTGCTGCACCCGCCGCACCCGCCAGACCGACCCACCCAGCAGGCCCCATTGCCATTGCACCGCCAGCGATCACACCGCCAGCCTTGGTCGCAATGCTGCCAACCTTAGACCCTATGCCGCCCGCTTTACTGGCTACACCACGCGCCCCACCACGCGCCGCCAGCTCAATGGATACCTTGCGCGATGCCACACCAAGAAATGCAATCGAACCGATCAGCGCGGCGATAGCGGTGAGCACAGGTGCAACCACCACCGCAATGCCGCCAATAGCTGCCGTAGCGGTTAATATAAAAGCCGTGGCATTAGGGAAGTTCGTAGTAAACCGATCCATCCCATCAATGATGGATTCAATCACAGGGAGCATGCGCTCTAGCACTGGAATCAACTTATCGCCGAGCTTGATTTGCAGGGCATCCCAGCGTTGCTGCATCAACTTAATCTTATTGGCTGTAGTGCCTGCTTGGGTTTGGAACTCGCGCTCCATGCTGCCAGCTTTGGCAGCATCATTGGTGGCAATCAGCAATTGCTTTTTATACAAGCCCAACGAACCCACCAGCGTTCCGATGTCGTCAGAAAATTCCGTACCGAACAACCCAACCAGCACGCCAGCACGCTGCTTATCATCCAATTCAGCCAGCCGTTCCAACAGCCCCTGCAATGCTCCCTGTGCATCTTTTTCCACTGATGTAGCAAGCTCACTGGCATTGATTCCAATGCCCGCCAGCGTTGTTTTAAACTTATTTCCCTGACTGTCAGCAGTCTGTATTTTCTGTAGCATGGAGTTGATTGCCGTACCTGCTACTTCTGGCGGCTTACCCAGTGCAATCAGTGAAGAGGTTAACGCTGCCGCATGATCACTGCTTAATCCAAATGCCTGCGCTGTGCCACCAATACGCTGCAAGGCATCCACAATCTCACGCGCCTTAGCAGGTGAGTTATTGCTCAGTTCATTGATGGTATTACCCAGTAGCGCAATGGATGGGATGGGAATATGATAGACATTAGCGAGTTTACCCATCGCATCGGCAGCCGCATCTGGCAGCATATCAAACGCAGTGGACATCTTTGCGATAGTGACCACAAAGGGGGCTAGATCCACCTTGGCAATGCCCAATTGCCCACCTGACGCGGCAATATCTGCCAGCCCTGTGGCAGCAAGTGGAATATCTTTGGTCATCGCTTTTATTTCGCTACCAAAGCGCAGTAAACCAGCGGGGGTAAAGTCGGTGGTTTTTGCCACACCCGCCATCGCCGTTTCAAATCCAATCGCTTTATTGAGCGGCGCAGACAATGCCCCTGTAATGGTATCACCTGTACGCCCCACAGCATCGGCGACAAACGATATATTTGCCGCCTTTTGTATGGCTTTTTCATACTTGTGGGTGGACGCTGTAAGCCGCTCTACGCGCAATGCTTCGCGCTCCATCGCTGCCGTGGTATCGGCGATGCTCTTCTTCAGCTCACGTTGATGCGCCGAGAGGTTTTTAGTTTCAATGCCTGATTGTTTGAGTTCATCGCGTAACCATTGTAGCTGCTGTTTTTCGCCAGCCAGTGCGCCTTTTGTTCTATTGGTTTGGGTCGCCAATCGTTTGCTGGCACGCTCTGCATCTTCAAACTCGCGTTGGGCTTTGTTGAGCGCAGCGGCTAATCGTTTTTGTTCTGCTTTATTCTGCGTCGTGGCATAGGTTTCTTGCTGCAATGCTTGCTGTAATGATTCAACGCTGTGCTTTGCTTCTGCCATACGTCTGCCAGCTTGCTGCGCCTCGCCCTGTAACGTGACCAACTTCGCGGCAGACGCTGCGATAGACTGTTTGAGCTGACGAAAGGATTCAACCTTGGCAGCTTGGCTTTCTAGCGCGTTTAATGTTGCTTGTGTCTTCTCCAGCTTCTTTGCCATCACGTCGCCCACTTGGGCAATTTTTTTGGCAGGTGCAGTGAATCTGTCCATCGCGCTGACGACTACGCTCACATTCATGTTGTTGGACATTTTTACACTACCCCATTACTGTTTAACCATGTCATACCGAACCGCATTTATATTGTCGTGTATCTTCCCCATCATCGTCATAGCCGAGCATCCGCTATACATGACTGCTTATATCGCTGCGGCTATCCTGTTCGCCGTGGTGTACATCCCGCTGCTGATTGTAGCCTTCAACCTTAACGAGCACAGCGACCTGCCATCAGGTGGACCTACCGGCTCTTAGTCTGCTGGTAGGCCAGTTCGTGGAACTGGTACAACTCATCCAGCGGCATACGCATCATATCAAGCCAGCCCCAGTGATAGACCTGCGCGAGGTTTGCCATCATCACGCTCAGGTCAGCCACGGTCAGCCCAAAAAAACGTTTACCTCATCGGTTAACTTGCCAAAATCCTTGGCATCCAGCTTACGCACATCGTCAGGCAGCATCTCTGCTGTGGCTGAACACAGCATAATAGTTTTGGTCATGGGGTTACCATTGTTGCCGTTTTCTGCCAACTCCAGATCCAGCGCGGTCAATCGGCGCGTGGTGATGCTGGTGATCTTTTTACCATCAACATCAATCGGATATTCCAACGTAATCAAGCTCATACCTTAGCCCCTTTTTTCTCTGTCTTTGGCTTGAATGGACGAATAAACTCAGCCAGCAACAAATGCTGCGCCTGGCGCACATTCATCACTAGCACATCACCCACGCTATTGCCTTCAAACGGTTTCAATACTTCATACTGCATCATTAACCCCCAATCGCCGCACGTTCAAGCAACAGCTGATCAACGCCGTTGACGATGCGAACCATGTTTTCAATATCAATCTCATAAATAACTACGCCATCCATGATGAGCTGGTAGTAACGCACCGCCATAGCGAACTTGATCTGCGTCTTGTCGCCCATCTTTGCCGTGCCGAAATCGACCTCCTTCAGCAAGCCGCGCATCTTCGCCTGAACCGGCACAATCAACCCGGCATTGCCCAACAGCGCGCCCTTGAATGTAAGCGGAATATCAGCCCCGTTACTCAAGCCAAACAGCGGCAGCGTCTGTGCATCGTACTGACTCAACGTGAAGTTTGACTCCATTTTTTCCATACCCATTTCCAACTCAATGGGCGCATCCATACCACCAGCCCGATGCTCATCGGTTTTCATCGTCAACTTAGGCAGGGTGACCTCATCCACCACCCCCGCCTTGCCGCGATACGACACAAACAGATCAAAGTTTTTCAGAATTTGTGGAATCATTTAAACAGCCCCTTCAAGTAATCGTTCACCAGGTGTTTACGCATGGTGATATGTTCAGCGGTTTTTACATCGGTGAAGTCATAATCAAAGTAAATATGACCATTGGCTAAGCTCTCTGGCGTATTCAATGCCGCATCCACCCACGCCTTGCCACCAATCAAATGACCCAATGCCACTTCATGCTGCAAATAGGCATTGATGCCATCGACCACCGCTTCAATAAAATTCTTGGTAATACCTTGATCAATCGCCCACTTGTGCGACAAGGCAATCGCTTCGGCAATCGCATCATCGGTGCGCACCGTGGAGACAAAGGCAAAGCGCGGATCACCCGAACATGTGCGCGATCCCCATACGCGGTAGCCTGTATCACGAATAATCGTCGATACTTGGTTGGCGTTGAGAAAGTTCGCCGTACTGTTGTAATCACCCAGCGCGTAACTTATAGCACGTGCCGTGCCGATGATGCCATTGAGCAACTGATTAGAGGGTGATTCCCAGTAACCACGACTTGCCAGCACAGCGGCAAACCGCGCACTCGCTGGCGAGGTTACATTAGTCGCCGACAACACATCAAAGCGTTTAACCCAAGGATCAACCAGCCACACACGCGGCGAACCGAAGTTGCCACGGTAATTGATTGCATCAGCATCCGTAGTATTGGTGCAATCAGCAACCACTACCGCCAACAAACGGTTGGCAATGGCAACAAACTCCGTCACCACCGCAGCATCGTGGGTAAAGCCAGGCGCACACAGCACCTTTGGTTTTGCCCCCGTCACCGATTCGGCATCCAACAACGCCTGCATCCCCGTACGCTGCCCTGTGAGCGACACGCCGCCGATGATGTTCGCCTTGGTTTGTGCAACCGTCACACCCTCGGCCACGCGTACCACGACTACCGCAAACGAACCTTGATCGAAAATATCATCAATAGCAGTAGGTCCCGTGCCCAAGCCTGCGCCTGTGGTATCCAACGCCGCTGCTTCTGCACGGCTGGCAATACGCACGGGGGTATCCAGTGGGAATGCCTCATCGACACCACCCGTCAAAAACTGTGCCGTAGGCGTAGGCGTAACGATGCCCACGCCTGTTGATCCTGTCGTATGACTGACCACCACCAGCAACGATGCCAAAGCATGGGCGGCGATAGCGGCAAGCACTTGTGCCGCCGTACTGACCACCAAGCCAGTTGCATCCGTTGCCAGGTCAACGGTAATCACCGTGCCGCTTACGGATACAACCAACGGTGATAGATTAGCTTGTGGATTGCGCAGCAACACACTGATTGCATTACCCGATGCACCCATGCCAAGCGCATCAAACGTCAGGGCATTATTACTGGCAACCAGTCCCATGCTTAACGTGGCGACTGCACCCAGTGCCGCATTCGGCGCGGTACATACCAACCCGATGATGCTCATGTTCACATTATTGATCGGGCGTGTACCTGTTGCTACATCAACAACATCAATCCCGTGTAAGTATTGTACTGGCGGCATAAATAACTCCTAATAGTTCACTGCACGGATAGCAGTTTTTGCGGTTTGTAAACGGGTGAATGCTTGGAACTTATGGTCTGCCATCGCTGCCGATAAGCCAGTCAGCCACGCGACATCGGCAGCGACGGGTTGATTGCCTGCATCAATCCACGCAAACCCTTGCGGTAATACCCAACCGTTACTGATCGCCGTCAACACACCAGCCAGCGTTTGCGCATCTGCATCGCTCGCTTGCACGCTCGCGCCTGCGTATGTAATCGGCGTGTTCATGTCGGCTTGGTATGCACTCAGCACACGCGATAGTGCTGTATTGCGTACAGCTACCACATCAATCACCCATGCTTGCGTCGCAGCGTCCCACAAGCTCTCAGGCGGTGGCACAAGGTCGGTTTTGGTGGCAGGTAACGCCCCCACGTTTCGCCACACTTCAGCTTGCTGCGTTGCAGTGTCATACACCGTGATTCCGCGCAGGTCAGGCACGACCGCCCACGTTTGCGCCACTGCGTCAAACTGAGCTATCACACCCGCAGCCAGCGCAGGCAATGCCACATCGGTCGCCAAGGCAGGAATCATCCGCTGCCCAGCAATCGGGTCGTTAATGCTCGACGTGGTGCGGATATAAACCCCAGCATCATCAAAATGATGAATATCAACAATCGGGTCTGGTATAATCGTCTTATTCATTCCTACTTCCTAAAATTAATATTTAATGCAATACATCATCGCCACATTGCGCGGCCGTGTTTCAGTGCCGCCTGTTGCACCAGTATTGATTGTATTGTTAACGATGTTGTTTGGGTCGCCGCCCGCGCTCGATCCGCCTGTTGTGCTTTTAAAGAGTTGTGTATGCGTATGGCTCTTAAAATCATCGACTTGCCAGCTACCCAGCGCACGTCCTGCATCTACCGCTCGACCATGCGACCAACCGCGCACAAACTCGCCACGAAGGTCAGGCAGGTTAAAGGTCGTCATGCCATCACCGACACCGTAGCTAATGCCAATGGCTGTGAACAAATCAGCGTAAACCGTGCGCGATATAGCTGCACCACTGCATTCAAAAAAACCAGCAGGAACGGTGCTATGTGCTAAAGCAATCACTGCGCCCGCACTGTTATAGCCCGATGTTTCCACCCATACGGACCAAACGCCTGCGACACACCGCCGCTGCCACGTTTTATCTGTAAAAAAGTCATTCACCGTTTGTACGCACCAGATGGACGATGCTGCTGTATGACGTACCACGGTCATGTATTGCCAGTTCGCCATCGGCCAGTTCGTGCCATAGCCGTTGTAAAACCCTGAATTGATCAGCGTATTCGCATCAACCGCTGGTTTATATAACGCGCTAGATAATGCATCGGCATTGGTCAACAGTGGCTGGTGGGGTGCAGCGATGTGACCCTGAATGTTGCTATTAGCAGGTTCTGCCCCCACATCACCGGGAGCAAGCGTCACAGCTCCAACCTTACCAGCCACCGATTGTACAGGCGCAGCAGGGGCGTGGTTTCTAATCAAGGTAATAATGTCGGCTACGTTGCTGACTGTTGTTTCAACCCACGGCTGCCACACGCCGCCCTCAGCGCGGCGCTCAAATGTTTTTACCGAATAAAAATCATAGACACGTTGATGACACCAAAGAACCGTACCATTGCTATGCCGAAGCACCGTCATATATTGCCAGTTCGCTGCCCCAGTTAGCGGCCAGTTCGTGCCATATCCGTTGTAAAAGCCTGATGTTGTAATGGTATTGGCATCAACATTCATCGCGTTTTTTGCTGTTGCTAGCACATCGGCATTGGTCAATAGTGGTTGCAACGTCTGCGCCGCAATCGCGGCATCAACTTCGGCTTGCGTTGTGTATTGCGGGTGAGGGTCGGCTGCAGCAAGGTGTGCGTTAATGGCAGCAGTAATCGCTGTGGCATCCACAAATCCTGACGCTTTTAGCGCGTCAACCTGCGCCTTTAACCACGCTGTTCTGTCGGCTAACTGTTTATGGGGTACATTATCGTTGCCGTTAGGCCCGCCCATGACGGGTTCGTCAATACCGATTTCATGAACGGCTGTCGGAAATACTTTGTTATTATCAATTAAATCTGCCATGTTATGCTACCGTTACGCCGTGCGTGTTGATGATTTGCCATGCTGCACCGTCCCATCGTAGTTCAATTAACGTGTTCGCAGTGCTGAATGTAATGCTGGTTGCTGTTGCGCCGACTTGGCTGAACGCACCATTGACCACCACCGTATTACCCGCACTGATAAACGTTGCAAACAGCATTTTGCGTTGTAGCAGGTATTGACCTGCATCCAACGTCAAGACACTGTTGATCGTATTGGTGCGCAACTCAGTATTACCCTCGGCATGGATGATGCCGATCGCCATCGTCTGGAAACGTTGACTGACATTTTTACCGATACCGCCAATGTCGATACAGCCCTGCATCAGCGCGACTGTACTCGCGCCATCAGTCACGCTGTAATTACTGTATGTTCCATCTGATATTACATTGAGCAGCCGCACACCTGTGCTATTACTGAGTTTGAATACACTAGCCCCTGTTACCGCAGCAGCAGACAACGTAGCAGAAAAAGTGAAGCTGGTACTACCAATGGCTGTACAACCGATAACAGCACCTTTAATAATACCGCTAAAGGCATTATCCGCCATATCCATGCCAACTGTGCCATAAACATCAACGGGGTAACTCACGCCATCGCAATCACAGCCGATCTGGTTGTCACTGCATGTTAATACAGCAAGGCTGGAGTTACGCCATGCCACGCCACTGGCAGTATTGCGGGCTGTGTTGCCTGCGCCCCGATGCCCCGATGATCCCAGTGCGTAATGCGTTGCACCATTCACATAATAGCGACCGCGCATCAAAATGGCCGTGCCTTCTTTGCTGGCTGTTGCAGCCCCTACGATGTCGTTATCACTCACGTTGCAGCGATTGCCGATCAATAAGATGCCGTTTTGCTCAGGTGCAATCCCTTGAGCAATGGGACTGAGTTCGATGTAATTGTGGTGAACCCGCGCATCACACGCTGCAATGCTGATGCACTGCCCACCATCGGGCTGATGTTTGCCACAGCCCATAATCACCGCGCCTGTGATCACACCGCCAACACTCTCTTTTTGTCGGTATACTTCATTGATCTTGATGCCGTCTTTACCTGCGTTAATCACCACATCACCACGGCTTTCAAAATGATCACTAGCCCCGTAAATGGGCGATGCCCAACAACCCACAGACACGCTATCAATGGATTTGGAATACGGTGCATCATTGGGTTGAAACACCATTGAAGCACCCAACGACACGCACTCCATCGCGATGCAATGTTGCGCGCCGAGCAAACCAAACACACGGTAAATAAATTCAGGTCGGCGCGCTTCGGCAAACGCAGCATCCGAATAGGTCAGGGCGGCGGTATCGCTAAAGCAACGGTACGCCATGTTATGCCGCGCCACACCTGCGGAAACCATGCCCCACAAGCAATCACTAAAATCACAGAATGCGCAAACAGCAAAATCACAGGATTCAAATTGCACGCCATTAAAGCCCACGTTTGCTGTTGCCGTATTGTTGCGCTCAAAAGCAAACGCATTTACATCAATGTGGTGAAAGTTGCGGAAATGCCACGCATAGTTACCCGCTCCAGCGCCTGTAGCATCGGGTCGTCGAATGATTGAACCATGACCATTGATGACCACATTGCGAATCGTAATAGCAGGGGCAATAGGCGTAAGGTCGGCGCATAAGTACACGCCCTTGGGCACATCCAGCACATCACCATCTGCCAGCGCAACGAATGCTGCTTGGAAGGCTGCGCTAGCGTCCAAAGTTGGATTGCCTGTTTGTGCATCCGCTATTTGTGCAGTGGTTAAATACGACCATAGCGACACCGTTGCACGGCGCGTCCACGTTGCCGCGCCCACGCTGTTAGCGATTAACACTGCACGGTCAAAGGCAGGGTTTTGGTTTAATACCCCCATGCGTTGATGCAAAAACTCAGTGCGGTTCAGTAGTTGCTGGAGTGGGCGATTCATGATGCCGCCTGGCCCTGCTAAAACAGGGTCAGTGACCTCCAGTTGATAAACGTTATCGAACCGTGGGGTTGCTACTAAATCAACCATAGGTCACCCGTAAAACGACCACTGCTAAAATGGCTCGCGCCATTGAATTGTGCTGTACCATCAAAATAGTTCGCCGTTACTGTAGCATCATTATAGACATAGCTGAGCTTACGCAGGTGGCTGCGCACATTGGCATGCTCGGCAATCACCTGAATAATCGTTTGCAACGCCAACCGAAACGGCGCGCTATAACCATCGTGGTAGCGTGTACCATCCCTTTTAACTGTACCATCGTACGCATTAAACGAGGGCTTCAAATCAGTGATTTCAAGGTCATAGGTGTAGGCTAAAGTGTCGCCTGTATGCGATGCTTTACCATTGTATGTATAGCCACGGTTACGCCGAAATGCATTGTACTCACGTACAGCAACAGCACTGTAACCCAATGCCATGATAGCATGGGTTAATGCTAATAACGTCCCAGATATATTGTGAGACTGATACGATTGACGAATCACTGCGCGTTGCTGCGCTTCTGCCCATTGCGAGTTGAAAAACTCCGCATCCAACGCCCACGCCAGCCACGGCAGCAGGGCTAGGGGGCAGGTGTCGGGATTCCATAGGGTGCTAATACCCACGGGCATTTGCTCTATGCGTCCTGTGCCTGCCTGTTCTAGGCTGCGTTCTCGCGCCGTGGCATTGGGGGGGAGTATGCTGCTTACGTCAGCCATTAAACTGCCACCCCAGCCACGCCCACGTTTATGCTGGTAACGCTGGATGCTTGTTCGTCACCCACCACCACATCAGCCGTGGGTGCTATAAGGTTGATGTTTTGAACACCTGCCACGGTTGCAGCAGCAATCAAGCCAGTGCGCGTAATATCATGACCCAAAGCATGATGCTGGTTAGCATAAGCTTGCACCCCTGCCAAGGCTGCTGCCTGTATCGTCACAGCATCGCCAGTAGGGTATAACGTCAATGTCAGATCAATGCTGTACGGCAACAGCGTTGCCGCCTGCACGATCACATGATCGGTGAGCGGTCGCACATCGTCGGCACTGCAAACGGTATTGACCGCATCCAACACCGCTTGCGGAGGAATGCCGCCGTTGCTGTGGGTCAACACGGTGATTAACACATCACCGGGCACAGGGCTGATCACGCTGGCATCCAGCACATCCGCATCAGCCGAACGCGCAAAATAGAGGTACCCGTTGACAGGGCCTGCACTGGTGCGGCTGTACAAACTCAGCCGAATGCGCTCGCGGAATGGCGTGTCTGCTTCCAGCACTTCAGCGGTCGGCGGCATGGTATTGGGGTCGGCTGGCGTAATCGTTAAGCGCGTCACACCGAAGTTTGCCCCGATCTGATCAAGGTCGTTTCCTGCTGCATAAGCCAGCATTACTGCATGTGCGCTATCGTTGACGCGCTGCCGAATCAACAGCTCACGGTAGGCGCAAACCTCCAGCAGTTGTGACTCCACCGATGATTCCAACACCAAGGCCGTAATATCGGGGTTACGTGCCATTAAATCAGCTTTTAACGCCGCTAAAATAGTTTCGTAGTCCAACGCTTCAATAATATTAGGCGCAGCAAGTTTGGCAAAATCAATCTGGGTATATGCCATCAGATCACCATCCCTGGCAGCGTGATGGACTGGCCACTAATCACATCATGGCCGAACAGGTCGATAATCAGCTGATTAGCCTCCCCAGCACTCACACTGACCTGATCGACCACAAACTCCGTCTCCCACTGGCCGATTGCATCCACCACGGCATGCACGGTATCCAGCTTCAGCGATGCATTCATCGGACGATCCACCAAGCGCGGAAGACGCGAGCCATAATTGCGCCGCATTACGCGGCTGCCTAATGGCGTGGTCAGCAAGCTTTGCAAGCGTTGCATCAAATGCTCCGTGCTGCTGATCATGGTTCCAGTATTGCGATCCATGCCATTCATTGCGCCGCCCCAGTGTTTGCGCCGCCTGGCTGAATACCACCATGAACGTGTTGTTGCACACTGATGTTGCCAGCGAATATATCACCTGTGCTGCGCAGTGTGCCGTTAATGGTTACATCGCCAGTCAGTGTCATACCACCATCGGCTGTAATGCTTAGCGTACCACCAGTGGGCAAAGCGGCGCGCAGGCTATGGCTGCGCTGGTTGTAACTTATCACCGCGCCATCATCATATTGCACCCAATCATCATCGGGTTCGGTGCTCGGTGCAGCAAATGCAGTTTGGTAAATCGCCAGCAACACCACCGCTTGGCTTAAATCGCCAGCAGGTGCAATCACCGTCACTTGTTCGCCAATGCTCGGCGCACTGGCAGTACGTACACGACCAGCACGGCGCACTGCCCAAGGCAAATCCCCCGTGGTTAGCGTGCCGTTCAATTTGACGCGGCATGTGTTGGTGGATGTATTGACCGAGGCGACCGTGCCGAAACGCACCATATTGAGTAAGCGGCGTTCGATTTCTGCGATCTGAAAATGTAACTCAGACATGGCGATAATCCGCCTCATGCCCTGCCCCAATGTTCGGAGCTTTGCCCAGCCATAGCGACGGTGGTGCCAGGTCGGGTGCAACAACAGCATCATCCAATAGCACAACCTGCTTCCATATCACCAACCAAATGGCATAACCTTCATTGTCCACCTGTGCTACGGAACGATTCTCTAACCGCTCCACAACAGCGGGGTACACATCATTCAACCCCCATTGCTGTTGATGTACAAACAGCATGATGCTCCGCGCCAGTGCGCGAGCCGATTGCCCCCGCGCTGCCGAACCCCGCGCATTGCGGGTGACAATGAATGCAGCATTGCGGCAATCAAACGCCAGTTGACCCGTAGTGGGTTGATTACTGGTGGGCTTACCGCCCAACGGCACAAACAACACACCAGCATCACGCGGTGCAATTTTCTTCAGCGCCTGCGGCGATAGGTCAAATTCATATTCGGTTACATTGCGCACGCCGCTGACCCCCTTCAGTGCTGTCACAATAGCGGTTTCATATTGCTCAAACGTAGGCATTACTTATACCCTGCCAAGCTTGTAGGTGTAAACACTGGCGCATCAGCAACAGTTGCCGCTTGCGCAGTGGCAGCCACCGTGTGGTTGTTACCATCCAAGCCCAGTTGAATAATCCCCTTGCTGATGCGTTCCAGCTCTTTAATAGCTTGATCATAACGTTTCTGCACGGCATCGGTTACTGCATCGTCGTACAGCCGATACCGTGCAATATCCCGCGCCATGCGGGCAATATTCAAGGGCACACTAGCCAACGGCAACGTATAACGCGCTTGCAAATAGCCATTGATTTCTGCATCTGCATCATCCAAGGCGGCAGCAAGCACGGCATCATCCATCGTATTGAGGGGGGGATTAGCGCGATCCGTCAACTGGATCAGCTCCTGCTCCCCAAACCGATCAATCATCTGTTGCGCGTTGGCATAACCCATGATTTAGCCCTTCACTGCCTTGGTATCATCAGCCTTGGTATCATCAGCCTTGGTATCATCAGCCTTGGTATCATCAGCCTTGGTAACAGGTGCAACAGCTTTGATAGCCAGCAACGGTGCTGCCGCAGCTTCAGACAGCTCGATGGTGCTACCTACTTTACAATCTTCTTCATCATGCTTCAGTGGTGTCTTTACGGTATAGGTTTTCACAGTTTACTCCTTAACCGACGTTCTGAATCAAATAGCCCAAATCAGGGGCAGTAATCAACTCTTTGACCGATTCACCCGAGCGGACATTTTGGCCGCCACGCATACCAATATTGGGATCAGGTATAGACCCGGCCACACGGTCGCCAAACTGTGCAGTTAGACCAAATGTTGCTGTACCATTCATGGTGTCGGCATGGCTGTCCTGGCACAGCAGTGCAATATGGTTACCCCATGCACGTACCAGCGTTGCCGCTTGACCCTTGTGTGCTGTGTTCACACGGGCTTCGCCCACAATAACCTTGTCCATCTCGAACAGGTCGGCGATAAATTGACGGCTGGCAACACCACCATCACCCGCATTACCGTGGAATGCTTTGACAATAGCAGGGTGGCGACTCAGCAGCGTGAATGCGCGGCGACCAAGCACCATCATATTGGGGCGCAAGATCATTTGATCCGATGCATCCTGAATCAATGCTTGCGGATTGGATGCCGGGTAGGTAAACAACGATGTTCCCGACAATGTCACCTTGTTGCTAGCACCATAATTGGCTGCACCGAATACCAGGTTAGACACGCGCACTTCACGGTCCAGGGCAATCAGGTTTTGCACACCCTCAACCGCACGCCCCAAGGGGTTGTAGTTTACTGGTGCGTTATCAATGTCAGCCTGTGGAATCGGCGAATCCAATGCGTGGTCTTCGGTCGATGCCGTTACCTCGGTCGCTGTGAACTCCACCTGGTTGGGTTTTGATTTGCGTCCCACTGCGGTATCGGGGATGGTGAACCCCTCTTCCAGGTTGTGAATCAGGTATTTAAAATCCTGCTTGCCTACAGGGGTGCGTGGCAGTACCTCATCGGCGACCATGCGACCATTGCGGTAGGCAATGGCGATGGCGGTTAGATCGGGTTGAATGGGAAATGGAGCTGGCATAGTTTACCTCTTAGCCTTGAATCTGTGTTTGATTGATCATCAGCGATCCGATGTCACCCAGCACACCGCTCACCATTGCCATGCCAATAATCGGCATATTCACGCCAGGTGCGGGGGCAGCTTTAACAGCACGGCCTACATTGTCGGATGTCAGCCAGTCGCCACGGGTGACAACGCCGCCGAACTCCACTTGCGCGACCTTATCCATCACCACATCCAGCGTGGCAGGTGCTGCAATGGGTGCAACAGGTACTACGGCATCGCTCACGCCAATCAAAGGGTCAGTGGCAGGCGTGGCAGGCAATGCCACATGCAATGCGTCAATACCAAAGGTTACAATACGAAACGGCGCAATGTCCGTAGTGACTTTAAAGTTTTTGGTCAGTCCAGGATTATTCATGGTTGGCTCCATTTTTTTCGATATGTTTCACCGCATCGGTAATGCTTACCTTGCGTCCGCTTGCTGCTTCAGCTTCCTGGAACGCCACAGCGGCTGCCGCCAATGCTTTTGCATCAGTCACATCTACACCGCCGTCATCATCGCTTGGCAGTTCGCCAAAACTTACTACAGGGGGCTGTGCTTGCAGGTATTCCTGCATAAATGCCAAGGGTGTTTTATGACTGGTGGACGCGCCCTCTGCGAATTCAATCGTCTCGACGTGCTCCAGTTCAGCCATAAAATCAACCAGCCCATTTTTCAGAGCCGGTAATACTTTGCCCTGCGTCAACAACGACTCGGCAAAGGCAGCGCAATCAGCGCGATGCGCCTGTGCCTCGCGTTCTGCCATCGCATCTTCGCGGCGTTTTAACTCCGCTTCGCGTACCTGCAGCTGCACGTCATCTTCTTTGGGCATCGCACTGCCCTCCTTACCTTCTGCAAATGCAGGTGATGGGGTGGCAGTGTCTGCCATTTCGTCTAATTCTTTTTGTTGTTCTTTGTCTGCTTCGCGTTGCAGCAGTTGCACATCCCAATCGGGAATGGTCTTGTCCGCTTCCTCTTTGCCGAATTTACCAATCATCCATTCCCGCAGGCTGCGCCATAGCCCCGCCTCGGTTTGGTCTTCGTAGCTGGCAAAGTCAACGGTGAGCATTTCGCCTTCGTCAGCAAAAGCAGCATCACGCAACCCTTTAATAGCAGGTGGCTGTGCGCCAAGGAAGCCCAAGTGACGGGGGTACCACACGCCTTGCACAGGATTGTTTACATTGTCGGGGTGGTAAAAGGACATAGAGCGTTTCTTAAACGCGCCTGTTTTATGGAGTTCGGCAAAATCGGGGTTGATTTGTGTGGGCGTGGCAAGCAGGTCGTCACCCACCACGCTGAACGACTCCACCCAGCCATAGGCGGGCGCCTGCCCTGTAGGGTGACCAATCACCAAGGGCGCTTCATGGAGCTCAGGATTATACGCTGCTGCCGCAGCACGCAGATCATCGGCACTGATCGTCACGGTCGCGCCGCTGGATGTACGGTGTGTACCAGCAATAAAAGCATGAATAGGTTGGGTGGGTGTGTCTGCCATGGAGCGAACGCTAGCCATGACGGGCGTAGGTTCGTTTATAGCTCTTCTTAAGGCTAACGGACATGGCATTTTGCCACCCCATGCGATGTAACATCGTCGCACAGCGCATCAAAACGCCATGCCCGTTCATCGTGCGTATCACATATTCCATGTTAAAGGGTTCAAACAGAACGGCCACAAAAAGACGGTAACGCATTTTAACCACCGTTCCATACCCAACTAACCAAAATAAAAACACGGGCGTTCTAGCCCGTTTAAACCCCGTTTAATTTTGAAGTTTAGAATGCGTGTGGTGTACTAAACGACAGAACCAAGCGCGTCTCCTATAATTTGCGCAATTTCGTGCTCATCTTCATCAGTCACCCCAAGGAATGGGCGAGCTGGTATACTGCGCTCATCAGCACCGAACTGATGCGTTGCACCATAGATGAGGTTCGTCCCCACCTCCACATCGGTATCCGATAATGCATAATGGATCGAATCCTCAAGCCCACCATACTCGCGTAATATCGCATCATGGTTACGGCTTTTGCGTGCAATGGTCCTGTCGGCTAAAGCATCCCAAGCTGTGCCGTCTGGCGCGGTTTGATCGTCAAAGCGTTGGCGTGTACTTTCGATCAGGTGCTCGCCGATGTCACCCATGCTGTCTGTAACGGCATACCACACGGCATCCAGCCTGCTCGCCATGCTATGCAATGCTGTTACATCACCATCAATTTTTATGCTTGCGCCAGCCATATCTTATCCTTTGTTAGGTTTCGCTTCGCTCTACCCAACCTACACTGTTGACATTATTATAATATCATTGAAGCATACTGCTTCACTGTGCGATGGTCTCACTGCATTGATCCCAGATATACGCACAGGATCAGCTCGACCGATGCAGCAGTCGGGCTTTTTTTATATCTACTATTCAGCGCGTTTATACAGTCTTATTCCGCGCCGCATGTTTTCAACCTCTTGGTCAAATTCATCGGGCGTTGCAAACTCACGCGCATACACCGTCACGCCTGACCATTCTTTGCTACCATACTCAAACACAGCGAAGCCAGGGCGCGAGCCATCAGTCAGCGCAAAGCGTGTCACATAACGTCTTCTTACCATTGCCTTGTTCAGGCTTCTATTCCATTCCATCGCCGTCCAAATTTCATCGGGGTTTTTAATCGCTTCTGCCAACAACAGTAAAAAGCGTTCACGCCCACGCTTGGCTATTTTCCACTTGCCGCGCACATTTTTAAACAATGCCTCAGATATAACCACCGCCTCACCAGCAGCATCGGTAAACACCACAGGCTTGCCGATGTCAGCATCAAACGCTTGCAAAAACTGGCGCGCATACGCCTCCTCTTTGCCTCTCTTCATGGCAGGTAGCAGTTGCTCTGCCTTCACGGCCTGTGGCTCAGGCAACAGGTCTTGTGCTGCCGTGGCAGGTATCAACTGGGCGAATCCGTGCGGTGCTTCCCCCGTTGCTGGTGGTACGTGGGCATGCATCCACGCACTGCGCCCTGGTGCATACGCCCAGCCTGCATCAATACCATCAGGCACATCCACCACACGCTTGCCGCTGCCCACCTTCACACGGCGATTCGTCACTTCGGGTGATTCCGACACCTGCAACCCTTTACGCTGCATCCGTGCCTTGCTCATGCCCGTTACATAACAACGGCAGCCCCAGCCATTGGGTGGATAATGCGTTTGCCAGAAGGGATCATCCTTCGGTAGCACCATGCCCGACCATGACAGATGCTGATGACGCGGATTACCCACGCCACTGGCATGATGGTATTGCCAATAGGGCATACGCTGCAACTGCGTGTAGCGCCCCGCCGCATGGGATGTACGCATGTTCGTCTCATAGATTACCCGCGTGCGCCAACCATGTTCACCCTTGTACGACCAACCATGTTCCGCCACTGCCGTATCAAACCGCTTGCGGAACTGCTCAATAGTTGTGCCATCGGCAATCGCCTGTTGTACCGCTGCTTGCAAATCCTCCACCAGTGCCATCTTCACCGCACCTGCCACCACAAAGGCATGATCGTGATTGCCCTGCCAAACGTCCGACCATGTCTTGCTCGGCATCGCCAACTTGTTACGAAAGAAGGCAATTTGCGCATCAAACGGCAAGCTGCCGTAGTTCACTGCCGATTTCATAGCCATGCAACCAGCGTTATAACGCCGTTATAACGTGCATTATTTTTCATGTTGCACAGCATAATTACCTGCCAGTTCCATGCTGCTGAATGCTTTGGTCATCAGTCTGTTCAGTGCCTTGGTATCCATATCGCCAATCAGCTCCGGCAGCCTGGCAGCGAACTCGCTGAGGTCACTCACCTCATCCAGCAGTTGCCGTGCCTGGTCAATCATCGCATCGGTAATCGGTGCAGCTTCGCGCTCCAGTTGTTCGCTGGCACGACTCACGGCATCGCCTGCATCGTTCGCCTCAGCAAAGCTTGCCGCCTGCCCCGTCAGCTTGCCGCTTAGTTTGATATGGTATTCCTCTTCCACATAAGCTTGATCCAACGGCATGCCAGCAGCATCCGCCAGTGTTTTGTCCCGCGTAGCTTTTTCATTCAGGTTTTCCACCTCAGACATATCACGCCGTAAGTGTGGCAGCTTCGCCGTGGGGAAGTTCATCTGCGTGAACCATGTCAGCAATGTTTCGTTCAGCGTATCGCTTAACGCATCGGCATCTGACTTGGCTATTTCATCTTTGATGCCCTCATGCACCGTACCCAGTGCTTGCGAACCACGCTGCCCCTGCGATGTGGTTAGTGTTTGCGACAAAATAACAGTGGTGATCGCCTGATCCATCCGTTCAATCAACTGCTCATGACTGCTAATACCCGTGCGCACAGCATCCATCAGCTCGGCAGCCATCCCTTCGGGTACGGCTGTTACACTATTGGAACGCAAGGCGCGCAATGCATCCATCAGCACACGTTTGTCGGCATCTGTCGCCCCGTTAGGGTACGTACCTTTAACCGATGGCGAACCAAACTTGTCGATGAACTGCAACCACAGGCTCATGCCCTCGCGCTTAAAGCGCACGGGCCAATAGAGCCAAAAGCCCAAGCCAGTGCCGTAAGGGTTATCGTCATCCAGTGCCGCGACGTGGTGAACAAAGGCTTTGCGTGGTGGCAACGGTTCACCCTCTAACAGGTTGCGGCGCGTCTTTAGGCGCAGGCTTTGCTCCAAGCGCAGGGAGCGGCGCACATCATCGTAGCGTTCACTGCGTGGTGGTGTTAAATAGAAGGGTGCAAACATAAACCGCTGACTGCGCTTCACCTTTACCCCTGCTGGCCAATAGAGGCCGTCCTTAATGCTCCATATGATTTCAGCCACACAAAAGCCTTTAAGCAAGCTTTGCAGCAACACCTTTTCGGTCAAATGATCAAAGCCGATACTGTTCATCATCACGGTGGCAGCATCAGCTGCCGCAATATCTGCCGCACTATCACCACCTGCCACGATGTCATAATCATTCGCTGTTACTGCCCCGATACGCTGCTGCAAGCACGATCGCACCCGATCGTCGCGGTAGACATCTTCATACACATCCAAGTTGCCGCCCAGCGAACGCAGCAGCTTATCTTCGTTATAACGGATGTTGCCAAGGTAAGCGCGGGTAATATCAACCGCAGGATCATCGCTGGCATACTCCAGCCGTAGCTTTTTAGGTAGTGCCATGACTACACACCCACCACACGCAGCAGCAATGCCAAGGGTACATAGACCGCCAGCATACCGACGCTAATCGTGTAACGGCGTAGCCGTGCTGCTAGGGCATCGCATGACCGTTTGTTGATCTCGTCCAGCGTAGCAAGCAGGCGAGACGGTGTCTGTTCATCTGCCAACGCATAGGGGTCATTCAACTCCACCATCAGCATCCCTGCCAATGTTGCCTGCTGCGGTAACATCAGCACCACCGACAACGAAAAACCACAAGCAAAGCCAAACGCCAACCACAAATCAGCCGTTAAACCACCAAATAAACCAGCAGCAGCAAACAACGCCGAAGCTGCCAGCCACAGTTGCCCCAGCCGCGCCACACGCTCAATCAACACCAGCTCGCGAGCAATCAGGTGTTCATGCATCCGCCGTGCCTCATCCATCAGCAACTGCACCGTGGCAGGGTTGGCAGCCGCTGGTGGCGGTACGGATTTCTTTGTTTCCATATCCCATACAATATCCATCTTACCCTCCTATAAAAAGATCGTGATCCACCGCATCACCCGTTGCAAATCCCATACTCGGTACTGTTTCGCTGATATACTCTATCGGGGCTATATCAAAATTAGACGCATAATAAGCCAGTGCGCCTGCAATGGCAGAATCACCATGTCGCTGACCATTACCATCTGTCTTTTGGCGCGGCAGACGTGGCACACCATTGACCACTTTAATTGCCCGATGATCTTCAACAATATCATCATGCCGTGGTAGTCTTATCGTTCGATCTTCAAAGGCCGCCTTATATTTCGGCATGTTTTCGCGGTACCATGCTTCGCTGAATTTTACCTTTTCGGCAATGCTGCCAAATTCATCGACGGCACATTCAGCCAGGAACGATCCATTGCCCGTCTCGTCCAGTGCGGCACCGCTCATGCGTGGCAGTGCTCTGCCCAACGACAGCAT